AGATCGGACAGTTCTTGGGCAACCATGCGCAGCCTAGGCAGGGCCGCAAGCCTGTCCTTAAACTCGGCCACGCGCTCGCCTTGCGTTTGCCCTTCAACCTGAGCTGCCGCCTGAGCCGCCTTAGCTTCAGGGGTCTGATTCGGGGCAAGCGTTTTACCATATTCGCGCCCGCTTTCAGGCTGAATATACTTACCCCCAAGATCGAGGTACTGGGTTGATCGCCCAGAGGCGTCGAATACGCGTCTCTGTTCAGGTGTCAGGCGGTTGTAATACTCATACACCTGGATTTTGCTTGGTGTGGCCTGATTAATCCCGCCGGGGAGGTGGACAATATCAAGGCCGCCGTATTGGGTGCGCTGTGCAATCGTGCCAGGAGGCAGGCCAAGCGCGCTAATCTCCTCGGGAGAAAGCGTCGTTCTACTGTTGTTCTCCATTTGTGCGCGGCGCTGAATGCCCTGCAACTGCAATCCAAGCCCCATCTGCGCGGTATCAGGGTTGCCCGCAAGCACCTTGGCCATGCCCTCCAGGGAAGGCTCGTAGGTCTTTGTCTCCTGTGTGTCAGGATTGGTCCAGGTTTGGCCGCTCAGCGCGTCTGCAAGCGTTTTCTGGGCGCGTTCGTTGCGCTCCCGCTCCTCTGTATCAACCTTGTCCCTCATGAGCTTACCGGCGATGGCATTGGCTGCATTGGAAAGACCATCAGACCAGTGTGAAACGGGCTTTCTTGACGTTGACAGCGCTTCTGCTAACCGTCTGCGGCTTTCCAGGGCGGGGTCTTTTTGGATAAACATTTCCATTAGAGCCTCCCGTAATCCACAGCCAGATACCCTGCAACCTCAGTTACAGCAGCAGGTTCAACCTCCTGAGCCATGACGCCCATTCTGCGGTCACCACCCCAGATATATTCATATTCATACCAACCGCCACCGATAGGCAGAATATTCTGCTTCAGCCTGCGGTCAGAAAAGAATGTGCTTCCAATCGTGCCAGCCGCACCAAGTACGTTACCCCACATTGAATTGGAGGCGGCTTGCTGTTGGTTGTAGGCGTTCATCTGCGCGTTATAGTTGTTCCAGACGTTGCCAGAAATATCAGCAGGTGCCTGCTGGTACTGTGCAACAGCCGGTGCCTGCTGGCCTTGAAGTGCAGGTGAACCCTGAAGCAACGCAGCAAGTTCGTTCATAGGCTGCGTTCTCTCAAGCAGCATGTCTGAGATGTCCTGCTGCCGTCCTGCCTGGCTCAAACCGAACATGCGCGACTGTTCTGCACGTCCAGCACCAACTGCATCATAAGCGGCGGCAAGCTCGGCCTCACGGCGGTTTCGGTTCAGGATGTCGTATTCATCCGCATAAGCCTCAGCCCCCACAGGAATGCCTTGATTGGCAAGTCTCTGCTCAAGCCGTGATTCATTCCGTTCAAACTCGGGCCGAAGGAGGTTCATGGCGCGATTAAATGTCGCATCTTCCATGCGCATCGCGTCAGCGGAGAAGTCAGAAGGCAACTCGCGGGCACCATCCAGGGTAAACGGGGCGCGGTCGATGCTTCCTGCCGTGCCAACGCCAACATCGCCAAGAATATTCGCCAGGGAATATTGCTTGTCAAGAAATTCCTGCCCTTCTGGGGTTAGCGAGGTAATTTGGGTTCTATCAGGCTCACCAATCGTTCCAGACCAGTTGACCGTCCCGTAAGGGGTAATCTGGTTGATCTGGTTAACCTCTGCGCTTTTCTGGATCGCTTCAGCGTTTGCCTCTGCCTGAGCCTGAGCGGTCTCGTAGGGATCTGGCGCAGCAGGTGCAGATCCGCCCTTTTTGGTTTCAGCAACCGGCCCCTCGTACTCGAACGAGGACTCCGATACGGGAATGAAATTCAAGCCCCCGTTGCCGTCATCAACCATTTGGAAAGTCGCTTCAGTAATTACTTTCATTGCTTTATCCATCGGCATTCCTCTTTGAGCATGCCGTAAATTAATAAATCGGTGCCTTTATTGACCTTTCTCGCTCTGCCTTCCAGCCTGAATCCCAGTCGTTCTACAAGATTGGCCGATTTTTCATTATTCGCCAGCACTAGCGCAGTGCATCGCGCCTTGCCAAGTTGATAAAACACATACCCGAACACAGCCCGGATATATCGCCGCGATTGCCACTTTGGGGACCGCGTAGCAAATGAAATCTCCATGTCATCGAAGTGAGAGCGCGAAAATACCGCCACACACTCGATAACCCCATCGACCTCCCCGGCTATCGTGTAGGAATCCGGGAGATTCCAGCCAATGCGAGCCTCTGCCCAAGCTAAAATGGCTGGGTGTTGGTCATAAATTATTCTGTGCATTACGCCACCAGCAGCAATACGGCCTCATCTTCCCTTCGGCGCAGCGTTTCCTGCCTCTTAGCCTCTATACGGGCCTCCAGAAGCGCGTCAAACTCAGCATTGAGCCTCTCTTGCTCCTTAAGGGCCACAAGCGCTCTGACGCGCTCTAGTCGGCTCTCCAGATCGGCTATCTGGACCTTGATTTCGGCCCGACTAATGCGCCTCGGGAGCCTGTCAGGAACAGATTCGACCTCTTCCTTGATTTCCTCGACGATAGCAACGACGGGTGCCTCTTCGCTTACCTCTTGCGGGTCGGCAAGCGCAAGCAACTCCTCCCGCAGCGCTTTCCACTCCTCCCTGCGCTCTTTCTTGCGCCGCTCAATGCGCTTATAGGTCGATTCGGTCTGCGGGATGAACCCGCCTTTGGCTGCCTCAACCGTAGCGCTAACAACACCCAACGTTGGCGTGCTTACCTCGGATACGGACTCAACATCCGAGGCGGTTAGCGCGTGCACTTGGCCTAGTGCCGGAGTGCTGACCTGAGAGGCCGACTCTACACTTGTAGCAGTAAGCCCATGTACCTGGCCAATAGCCGGAGCGTCAACTTCTGAGGTTGACTGCACATCACTTGCACTTAGTCCGTGTACTTGCCCTATAGAAGGGGTTGATACCTCAGAGGCGCTCTCTACGTCATCCGCTGTCAGGTTGTGCGTAACCGCACCATCAGAAAACTGAACAACTTCATAACCCACCAGCGTCGTGGTGGCAGTGGCAACAGAGAAACGCTGAAATCTCAGCGTATCGTTGGCCGAGAAATCAACAGCGGTCATCGCGTCGTCAATAATGCCGCCGACCGTGTAGAGCGTGCGCCCCGTGCTGGCGCTTGACGCACCAGACGTACCACCGCTCTGGGTAACGATACACGTCCTGCTCTGGTCAATTGCAGTAATCGACTCAGTAGTAGAGGTCGCGGTTACATCAACCTCTCCGCGTTGAACGTCCCACTCTGACGCGCCACACGTGACCGTAGCCACACTATGCGTTGCTGTCGCGCTAGGAGTCAGTACCGTGGAACGGCGAACCCGAACAGTCGTGCTGTCCTGTAGATCGGCAATCCATGCCGCATCTCGCATATCGTCAGCGTTTTCACTGGACTCGTAGCTATGGACCAGGAACGTTTTAGACCCAGTGACAGAGGAGACTGTCGCAGTCCCGGAGTAATCCGTTGCTGTGGTTACATCAATCTCTGAGTGCTGGACGCTAAACTCGCCGTCCAGTGCCTCAACAACATACAGCGTGCCATTGATCGTGCCGCCTGACGCACGGCGGGATAACAGCGCTTGCGATGTGGACGCGCCATCAAACCGGCATTGAACGGCTACGTCGTTGAAATCATCCAGGGACGTCTGCCCGTCTGGGTCCCACACATAACTATTGAGGATGAACGCAGCCGATTGCGCGCTTACCGATGTGAATGTGGGGGTTAATGAAGCCCCGGTAAATGCTGAATAATCAACCTGCTGGACTTTTACATTAGCAGAATCAAACTCGACAACAAATATTTCAACAACAACGTCGTCGGCGTCAGTACCGTAGGGCAGTTCCGCGTTGACTCGTGCTGTGCCCGCGTTGTCGTCAAAATAAACCCTAGGCAGACGGTCGTTGTGCTGATCATCAACGTCGGCGACAACCCGAACAGAGTAAAACGGGACGCACTTTGTTTCGTCCTGACCTTTTGTCAGGTTAGCCGATGCACTCCCGCCTGCATCGGTAATTGTGAGCGTGACATGCTCAACAGACGCATAGATTTGTGCCATACGTCACCAGTTACGCGGCATCCCTATTCGTGATGCTGATCGCGTCCAGAGTGAATGTATTCCCGCTGGTAACAGACTGAGAGGCAGACAATGCGCCAGAGGCCACAACGGTATCCGTGCCGTTGGTCAATGCCCAATGCGTAGCGGTGCCCGTGCCGGTTACTGAACCGTCAGTAATAGCGGGAACCTGAACGCGCCGACCATCAGTCGCGCCGTTCTCTGTTGCGCCAGTGTTGACCGTCTTGTTGCCCAGCGTGTTGCCAGTGACAGTCGCATAAGTGCCGCCGGGATCGGTGGAGCAAATATCAAGCCGCGTGCCGTTGGTATCTGCCCAGTCAAGACCTTGATCAAACACTTCATCATTGATAAATGGCATCGGTTACCGTCTCCACGCCCACAGCGTTTCCGTTCTCGTCTCTCACCAGCCTCTTGGGGGCTGAAACCTGCGCAATCATTGCTTGTATTGCCTCCAGGATCGGCACAAGCTGAGCATTGCTCTGCGCCTGTGCAATCTCAATCGGCTCCTGATACTTCAGCTCGACTTCCCGCTCTTTCAGGGCAAGCTCGCGCTCCTTCTGGTTCAGTTCTCGCAGCTTGATATCGTAATCAGCCTGGCCAGACTGAACCTTAATGGCATTTTCCTCGGCCTTGCTGTTCGCTTTGCTTTGCGCGTCATCAAGGGCCGATTTCATCTCCTGCATCTGCTGCTGCATTTGCTGGACAACCTGCTGAGCCTGCTGCTGCACAACCTGCATCTGCTGTTGCATCTGGACAACTTCTGGATTCGGCCCTTGCTCCTGATCACCGCCCAAACTTTCGAGTACGTCCTCAATCTGTCGCCCGGACTTGAACCCTCGCACACCAAACAGCAACAGCTCCTTGGCCAGATCCAGCGGGACAATGCCTGCCTGAACCGCAGGCCCGACTTTCTCCGAGAACTCAGTAATTGAGGTGAGAAGCTCGATTCTGTCCTGCCGTTCCTGTGCAGCGTCCTCAGTAACCGTTGAATCGGTCTCGATATCGATTTTGTAGGAGCGTAACAGGTCGTCACGCATGACCTGCATCATCTCAGGGCGAACATCCTTCCCGCTCATCAGGGACAGTGTTTTGGGGTCAAAATGCTCGACAATCACCTCAACTTTCAGGCGGATAATGTCGCGCACCCACTGACTAACCTTGCGCTTGCGCTTTTCAATGCGCATGGAGCCAAACTGCGTTTTAAGCTGCTGCGCACCTAGGGTCTCAGTGGCCTTGGTGGCCCCGCGCATAATGTCAGCGATACCCGTGATTTCGTAAATGGTCTGCTTGACCTGCTCGCGGGCCTGATACAGTGCAGCAATAACGCGCTGAAGCTCTTCGAGCGGCATGGTCTTGATCGCCTCGTCGAGACTTCTTCCGTTGGCGAACCGCTCCGACCAATCATCAACAGCAGTAAACTCGCCGTCATCGTTACTGGCAACGTTCTGCAACTGCGAAAACGAGCCGTCGTAAACACCGCGATAGCGTAATTCCCCGGTCAGCTTGTCGATGCGCTGCGTGAGCGTGTCCAGCTCTACTGCCTGGTCCTGGTAATAGATGTAATCCGGGATTGGAATGAGCTTGTCGGAGCAGGTTGTCGCCATCAATGGCTTGGGGAAGGGATAGAAGCCCTCCAGCTCCAGTGGGTCATCCTCTTCGGCGAGGACGTCCTTGCAACCCTGCGCAATAACAATAACCTTCCTGTTGGACTTGTCGAAAATCTCATGCACCAGGGCACGGGACTTGCCATCCTCTTCGTTACTGAGCTTCTCCCCGTCCTCGGCATATCCCAAGGGAACAGATGCAGCCTTGTCGCCGAACTGGTCTTGCAGTTCCTTCCTGGTCAGGAAGTGGTCAATCGCCGCCCAGTCAACGTCTTCCCACCGTTTAGCAGGCTGCCAGCGAAACCGATTCCAGGGGATAGGCTCGCAAGTGACCTCTTGGTACACAAGCTCCTCTTCTGGCTCGCCGTACATGAATGGGCCTTCATCGCCCATGATCACATCAGCAGGATCAATCATCGTCTCGCCGTTGTAGAACTCATATTCCGATGGAAAATCCTCAACCTCGGCGGGAATCTCCTTCACACCAAGTGGAATGACGGGCTTTTCGCCCTCCTCGAAATACGGGGTGTAGCGAAGCCTAGCATTACCAAGCCCCGCTAGGAGGTAGTCATCAACAACCGAATCGACCGAACCGTCAAAGTCGTACACGTCCAGCGTGTAGGAAACAGCGCGCTCCGATACCTCAGAAATCTCTCTGGCGATGGGGTCTTTGTCTTTGTGGCGGCGACGAATGTCTGGATTGGGGGTTTTTCCGTAAACCGCAGCATGCAGCACCTCGGTATTAGACCAAAGGATATTGAAGCGAGCGTCTTCGCTCTTCTCTTCGTCCGTGTAGCGTTCCATGACCTTTTTGGCACGCGCACGCCAGTCCTTATGAGCCTTGCCTTCGGCCTTAATCTCCTTCATCCAAAAATCATAGAGCGATGTGGCTTTTTCTTGATCTTCGGTCATATTCTCTTCCGGGTTTTCGGCTTCGCTCTAACCTGTAGCATTTCGTTAAGTGTCGGTCGCTGATCCAATGGGATAACTTTAGGGGTTTTCGGCACTCTCGCCGCCCATGTCTGATTGATGGCCCTTCCAAGAAGCCCGCACGCATCCACCTTGTCGTCAACAGTGCCAGCAGGGAACCGTAGCAACTGCCTCAAGAGGTCGTCTGCCCAGTCCTCGTGGGGGATGTACACCTTACCCATAGAGGCAAGACCCTGAAACGCTCTCGCTCTGGCCGCTTTATCCCCAATGGTCGGCAGCCACTCCATGCGGCAGTAAGCCTTCCGTTGAGCCATGCGCTTCAGTAGAAACGGCTCTACAGATCGTCTGATTGGCCCTGTCTCGCCTACAACCACGAAAGGGGCGTATTTTTTCATCAGATCAATGAGAACGTCATTCCATACGTCAGCCGATGTCTGCCCACTCCACCAGTCCAGGATATAAACATCGTCATCCGGATCAACGCCAAACACCCCAATTTCCGTATGGTCTCCCGCGTCCTCTGTAACCGCGTCATCGTGCGTGATGTAGATATTCAGGTGCTTTGGGGCTTTCTCGTAACGGTGGAACCACTCGCGCCTGAAAAAGTCGCCGTCATCCGGGATAGGGTTCTGCTGATACAGCGAATTCCAGTCCCTCGCTGGCAGTGCCTCTTTAATCCGATTCAGCGTCTCGATCGGATACCACTGCGGCCACAACGCCTCGCCGTTCTTTTCGGCAGGCAGTTCCAGCACATCCCAATCATCCGAGCCTTCAGCTAACAGCCTTCCAGCCAGGTCGTCATCGTGCCATCTGGTCTGAATGAGGATGATCGACCCGCCAGGCATCAAACGCGTGTAGAGCGTCGAGGTGTACCAGTTGTAAACCTTATCGCGGATAACCTCGGAATCAGCCTCCTCGCGGTCTTTTAGGGGGTCATCGATCAACGCAATATGCGCGCCTCGCCCCGTGATAGCAGTTCCCACACCAGCCGCAACGTACATGCCGCGCTTGTCTGTGTGCCATCGGTTCGCGGCTTTGGAGTCTGCCGCTAGTGTTACGTCAAACAGCCTGGAATACTCCGGGCTGCCTACGATGTTCCTCACCTCGCGGCCAAAGTCGCCTGCCAACTCTGAGTTATACGATGCCGCGATAATCTGCTTGGCGGGGTTTCTCCCAAGATACCACGACGGAAAGCGTCTTGAGGCAAGCTCAGATTTTCCATGTCGCGGCGGCATAAAGATCATCAACCGATCTATATCGCCCCGCTCTACCGCCTCAAGCTTCTCGGCAATCAGCCGATGATGCTCTGCTGCCTCATACCCCGGGTTGGTGTACTCAGTGAACGGGATTAGGTTTGTTCGTGCTGCCCTTCGGTTTAGCAGCTCTTGTGCTGCCTGCTGCGGCGATACTGGTGAGTTCTGCATCGGTCATGTCATCTGCTGAGACGTTTCTAACGTCCGCCTGCACTTCCACTGCGGATAAATCGGGGAGTGTTTTCTTTAAAAGTCCAAGCGCGGCAGTAACTTGCGTGCTGCTCATATCGACCTCACCAAGTACATGACTTGTAAGGCGTTTTATGAGCTGGGTAGCCTGGATCTTTTTTCTGGTATTTGCATCATTAACGATGCGGGTTGTTCTTGCTGCCATAGGTGTCACTCATGCCGATTATCCGCAGCCAATCATATTGCGCAAGCTGGGTCTACCCAGTCCTCATGTTCCTTGTTACGGATGTTCGTGAAGAACTCGATAGCTTCTGGCGTCTCTGGCAGCCTCTCTGCTGGTCCGATCATTGCCGTGCCTGTATCGCCATCCAGCATGATCAATACAGGAGCACCTGGCTTTCCGTATTGCGTACAGTCCAGAGAGATAAAGCTAAGGGCGCTTGCTGGGATTGACCAGCACAGCAGCCATATTGCAAAAATATGCTTACTCACCTAGCCACCTCGTTAATTTCTTGTTCTCGCTCAATACCTGATACAGCCCAGCGCCTAATGCGTGCACCTGCTCCTCTGTCAGACCAAGGGCTAACGTCTCGTCTATTGCGTGGACTACTTCGTGTAACAGCGTGTCTTTCTGCTGCTGCACGTCCATGTGGGTTGATAGCTGGATCTTGCAATGCTCGATCTCTGACGACCCGAGTGCTTCCGTGTCCTCGACCTTGATCCGCTTTGCTACAGTCTTAACCTTCCAGGTCTTGCCTAGAATCTTCAGTCGCTTAGGAATCAATGTCGTTTCCTATATCTGCCGCTATCTTTGCCATTGCTACCAGCATGACAGCGAGAAATACCGCAGTGCCGAGCGCCCAACAAATCACCTCACTCACGAAAATCTACCTCTTGTGGGTCGTAGAAGTTCTCTGGCTGCTCGATGAAATCTATATTTGGGTTCCGATACCACAGTCGCCTGCCATCAGGCAGAGTAATACTTGGAATCCATTTAGGCTCTCGCCCGTGTACTACGTAAAAGCGATTGACGTAATCGAACTCAAGCGATGATTCTTGGCTCATACTCGCTTAACGGAACGCCCTCATAGCGCCGACAGAGAAAGTCCAGGCTCACTTCCATCAGGTCGTAATTCCCGTTGCTCACTTCATGTTTGTAGATAATGCCGCGCCAGTGGTTATTACCTTGCGGCCCCTTATAGTCTTCATCGTGGAGATAGCACGCACCTGCAACACAACCCCGGATAACATCTCCGTTTGCCCGGTATATCTCGCCCGTGTCTTTGGTTTGTACGTGGCCCTGAGTAAAACTAAATCCGATTGTTTTTAGCCTGGTGTTAATCAGGCCGCCGTAGGGCTTGCCTGTCATCGGGTTGGCGAAATAGTGGGAATAGTGAATTCCGTCTATCTCGATCAGCTCCAGGAATGGGACAACCTCCCAGCCATATCTTGATAATTGCAGATCATCCA